CCGATTGAAATCTCTCCTAACAGGTTATATAACTGCGCTTACTTACCTATTGATCATATTGATAGCTTTAGCGAATGCATGTTTCTTTTACTCTCTGGTTGTGGCGTAGGTTATTCAGTACAACTGCACAGCATAAAAAAACTACCAGAAATAATAAAGCCACATGCGGTAAGAAAACGTAGATTTGTTATTGGTGATAGTATTGAAGGTTGGTCCGATGCTATTAAAGTTCTAATTAAGTCTTATATGGGTAGTAAAAGATCTTCTAAAATAAAGTTTGACTACTCAGACATAAGACCTAAAGGTGCTAGGTTGGTTACTTCAGGTGGTAAAGCACCAGGTCCTCAACCTTTAAAAGAGTGTATTGTAAAAATTAAAGGTATATTAGATGCAAAACAAGATGGTGAAAAGCTTACTAGTGTTGAAGTACACGATATTGTTTGTCACATTGCTGACGCTGTGCTCGCTGGCGGTATTCGTAGAGCTGCTCTTATTAGTTTATTTTCAGCTTACGACGAAGAAATGATTGCTTGTAAATCAGGTAACTGGTGGGAAACAAATCCACAACGTGGTAGAGCTAACAACTCAGCGGTACTTATGAGACATAAAATAACTAAAGAGTTTTTCTTAGACTTGTGGAAACGAATAGAGCTGTCTGGTAGTGGTGAACCTGGTATATACTTTAATAACGATAAAGACTGGGGAACTAATCCGTGCTGTGAGATAGCATTAAGACCTTTTCAGTTTTGTAACTTATGTGAGGTAAATGTATCTGACGTAGACACACAAGAAGAATTAAACGATAGAGTTGCTGCCGCTGCTTTTATAGGTACGTTACAAGCTGGTTATACAGAGTTTCATTATCTTAGAGAAATATGGCAAGAGACTACAGAGCGTGACGCTTTGTTAGGCGTGTCAATGACTGGTATTGGTAGTGGTAAAGTTTTAGAGTTAGATTTAAACCAAGCTGCTGATCAAGTTAAAGTAATGAATAGAATAGTATCTAAAACTATTGGTATTAATCCTGCTGCTCGTACAACGTGTGTTAAACCTGCAGGGACGACGTCTCTGGTACTTGGAACGTCATCGGGTATTCATGCATGGCATAACAAGTATTATATCCGTAGGATGCGTGTAGGTAAAAACGAAGCTATTTATAATTACTTAAAGATTAACCATCCAGAGCTTGTGCAAGACGAATACTTCAGGCCTCATGACACTGCTGTTATAGAAATACCACAAGCTGCGCCTAAAGGTTCTATTGTAAGAACTGAATCTGCTTTTGATTTATTAGAACGTGTTAAAAAAGTAGCTACAGAGTGGGTTGCAACAGGACATAAGTCTGGTAGTAATACACACAATGTTTCAGCTACAATTAGTTTAAAAGATAAAGAGTGGGAAAAAGCTGGTGAATGGATGTGGGAAAATAGAGATAAGTATAACGGTTTATCTGTACTACCTTATGACGGTGGTACATACACCCAAGCTCCTTTTGAAGATATAAACAAAGCTAAATATGATGAGATGTCGAAAGCTCTTCAAGATATAGACTTAACTAAAATCGTTGAAGAGTTTGACAATACAGATCTATCCGGTGAGTTGGCTTGTGCCGGTGGTTCTTGCGAAATAACAAGCCTATAATTTAAATTTAATATTATGTATTCAGAAAACAAAGTAATTCAACTATTAGCTCAAATGGAAAGAGAATTTGAAAGTTGTGTAGAAGACGCTGAAAAATTTGTAGAGGGTAATAACTCTGCAGGTACTAGAGTAAGAAAATATATGCAACAAGTAAAAAACTTAGCACAAGAAGTTAGAGTTGAAGTACAGAATCAAAAAAATTCTGTAGTTGCTTAAAAAACAAAGGGAGGTTAACGCCTCCCTTTTTTATTAAAACTGACCGCCCATATAACCATCAGTAGGTAACGGCACCATACCACCCGATTTATCTGGTGCATTATATATATCTTGATTTACTTTACTAACTCTATTTTTATTTATCTTACCACCAAGCCCTGTTTTACCATAAGTCGTTCTTGACGCTGGGTCATAACCCATTTGTCTCAAACTTTTGTTTACTCTATCAGCACTATATATATTATCTGCTAATGTTGTGTCAATAGTAGCGCTGTTGTCATCGTGATTTTTTTTAAAAGCGCAAGAGTTTCTTTTTGAATACCTTTTGTAAAGCGCTGTGTTTTTCATTTTAAATGCCATGTTTATTTTTTTATAACAAATTATTTATCCAAGCTATTAAACCGTTAAGAGATACTATTACTAAGTTCCATTGTTTTCTACTAGCAACTTGTACTAACATACATACAAAACCTGCTATGTATAACTCTGGCTGTATTAACCAATGAGCTGTCAATAAAAAACCAGTACCTAAATAACCTATTCTAGTAGAAAATCTTTCGTAGTCTGTAAGTCTTCTGTCTCTACTAAAAAAGTTTTTTACACCCACTTATCAAGGTCTTTATCTTTTATTTTTATATTAAGTTTACCTACAAAAAGTAAACCTATTAAAGCTATTATAAAACAATTAGGACACATTATATATGTATGTATTTAGTTTTACCATTTATTTTTTTAGCAATAGTTAATTTTTTTCTATTGTCTCTGTGTGTTACGTAACTAACATGAACCCAGTTTGGATTATCATCTGTACCAAACTCCCATATTAATTGATCAAAGTCTAAATTGTCTTTTATAAAGTGAAACATTTCTGCATTTGTTTTGTGCTTAAACGTGTCATCAATATCTATAGCTTGACCTTTCATGTGTTGTGATCTAGTACTACCACCTATTGCAGTGTTGACTGGTTCACCTCTAAAAAAACTATTTATTTTTACAGGTCCACCAACCCACTCTCGAAGAGGTTCAAATATGTTTTCAGCTATAGCTTTCATACATTTTAACTGCTCTTCGTTAGGTGTATTATCTAAATCTAATCTCTCGCCTGTTC